CATAGTCACGGACTTCAGGACATTCCAGTCACCGAATGTCAGGTACTGGTTGCCAGCAAAGTAAGATTCCTTGAAGGCAAGACCTGTAGTGACAGCATCCCACTTGTACATGTCAAGTGCACGAGCAGGATTCATGATGAGGTTCTTAGCATCAAGCTGCTGAGCTACGATATGAGCCTGAGCATCGATGATGTCGTCAAGTGTCAGTGCAGTAGTAGTAGCCTGAAGGACATTAGAAGTGTCGCCACCATTCAGTTCAGTCCAGTCATTGAGCAGCAGTTCAAGACCATTGTACAGAAGATTGTCCTCTTCCTTCATGATCTGCTGGACTGTCATGTTGTCGGCATAGTCGACGATGTTGGCAGCAAGTAGCTCGAGATCAGAACGAGCAATCTCCCATTCAGCAGCGATTCTGCCGTATTCTGGAACGATAGCTTTGCCCTCGACACGAGAGATGCGAACCTGACCATCGTTGGAGTTCAGGGAGTAAGCTACAGGCAGATCAGAGAGGACTGGGTACTGGCGAATCTCACCCTGAGGGACAAGATCTTCAACCAGAGCCTGACGAGCAATGCCTTCATAGTTGATACGGATGGAGATAGGGCCGACCATGGCTTCACCAAGCTTGACAGAACCGCCCTGCTTGAAGATGGCAGCCATCTTCTGAACCTTGGCTTTGCCAGTAAGAGGCTTCTTGCCAGCAGTGATGTTTGTCTGACGAGCCTGAGCCCAGTCTTTAGCAAGCATAATCTTATCAGTCATGTTGTGTTTCACGCTTTCTTAGAATCAGGCTTCAGCCTTGGCAGGATCAGCAAGCTGGATCTTGATAGTGCCATTGTCATGGACCTCTAGCAGATGACCGACGACTGCGGTACCAGTGTTAGAGATTCGACCATCAGCATTTGCATATACAGGAACAGCTGCACCAGTAGCATTTAGTGCAAATGTAGCATTCGGATCAAGAGCTTCCTTCTTGATGTAGACAGTAGAGTTGTTGTTGCCTACGACAACAGTGAACTCATTGGCATAGCCAAGCTGGTTGATGCCACCCTTGCCGAAGCCAGGAGCTACAAACAGAGCAGACAGACCGAATGGAGTGCCAGTACCGTCGTATAGAGTAAAGACGTTGTTGCCAATGTGCTTCATCACCATACCAGGCAGAATGTCTTTGCGGGTTTCGTCCTTAGCCGGCTCTTTCAGAGTACCGGCGTACATGATAGCATTGTCGTATTCAAGGCCAGAAGTTCTGCCAATGAATGCGTCATGAACATTGTCTGTGAAAATCATAGTCACATTCTTTCTATTAGAGTATCAGTTTCAGATAAGTTCGAAGCCGGGCTTGACTGCAGCAGCAGAACGCTGAACGATAGAAGGAGTCTTAGCAGCAGCCTTCTTGCGAGCAGCAGCTAGAGCAGCTTTGCGAGCAGCTTTCATGTCTGCAGAAGATTTTCTACTTGCATGTGAAGATACTGGCTCTCTTTCAAAAGCTCTTAGAAGAGCGTTCTTAGCTTCGTCTAGTGTCTTGAAGCCACTCCTGCCATCTTCACGGTCGTCTTCGAATCCATAGGTGCCATCTTCACGCTGAAAGACATCACCGTGGATAGTTCTGTCAGTCGGACACCAGCCTTTTACTATACGACCATGAAGATCTTCCCAGTAGTCGTCGGCGTGGGGGTAGTCGTTGTTGCTGGGGTAGTCGTCGTCTACTTCAAGTTGCATCCACTGTTCTGCAACCTTCTTAGTAGGCTTGCTAACAGTCGCTTTATGATTATCAGAAGCCTGAATTCGACGAGCTTTGCGCTCTGCAATCTTCAGGTTCTTGCGAAGACGAGCACGACGACGAGAAGCAACTGCCTCAGAAGTCACTAGGTCATCATTGCCAGTCTCATCTTTGACAGCTTTAAGAGCCTCTTCTACAGAATCAGCATCGCCCTGGACACCGTCTACATCGTAAGAGTAGCCATCGTCAGTCGGAGTGATGGTGCCAGCCTCAAGACCATCTAGATCGTAGACTGGAGTAATGTCTTCTGTAGGAGCCTCTTCTGCTTCTTCAGCTTCTTCGTCAGCCTTCTTGACAGCAGCAAGAACGATCTTGGCAGCCTTGATCTGGTTAGCAGCAGCTACCTTAGACAGCTTAGACAGTCTTTCGACTGCGTCATAACGAGATGCTTCCTTGACTGCACCAGCCTTGATGTAGAGATCGGCCAGACGCATTGCAGAAGCAGTGGTCACAGGCTGGAAAGTATCGGTGTCACCAGGCTCATCACCGCCGCCATCCTTGTTGTCACCAACATTAGCAGAATCTGGAGTTGGTGCATTCTTAGACTTGCTGACAGCCTCGCCAAAGTCGTTGTCCTGGTCTACGACCTTGTTCAGTACTTCGTCAGCAGTCTGGGTATCAGTAAGAGTGCCATTGTCATCAGTGGCACGTTTCTTAGTCATAGCCATAGCTTTTTCCTTTGCTTTGCTTGTTATGCTAGCTTGTTCAGTTGTCGATTCCTCAGGCTCGTCATCAGAATCATTAGAAACAGCTTCATCTGGAATGTCTGATACTGCATCAGCTGCTGCATCCATTCCTTCTGAATCTAGTTCATCAGAATCGATCGATGGTGAGACAGAAGAAGAATCTGAATCTTGTTCTTGACCATTGAAGACTTCAGACAGATTGTCGATCATCTTGTCGACTTTGTTCAGTGTCATGAAATCATCTAGCTTGTTAGAAAGCTGGTCTATCTTGTCAGAAAGCTTGTCTTCGAAAGAATTGACAAGAGCTGCAGAACCTTCTTCAGATTTCGGATCTACAGCAGTATTGTCATTTTCTTTGTCTTGTTCTGTATCGACAGAAAGAACATCTTCTGACTGAGCATCTTCAGGTTCATCAACAAAAGGAGGAGTCGAAACAGCTTCGTCTACAGCGATCTTTGTCTGTTCGGCCAAAGCTTTCCTCGATTCTTTCTTGTTGTCAAGGCATTTTCTATACCTATATATTAATCATATCAAAAAGACTTCTCGTTCTTCAGGATATCTGTAGCTTATGTCGTAGTCTTCATTGACAATGTCTGCATCTTCATCTAGATCGAGTTCTTGACAAGACGTCTGAGCTGCTAGATCTGTCAGCCACTCTTTCAGGTTCGCATAGACATTCTGTTCTGCTTCATCGAAAGTGTCTGACTGCCCACTGCATACAACAGCTTCATCCGACTCTACAGTCCAGTCGTACTTTCTGTCTTCATTCTTGAATATTGATGCATTAGTATAGCGTAATCTAAGTAGGTCTGGTTCTCCAATGCCTGGTTCTAGCGCATATAGAGCATCATCGTCATCTAGTGAGTCTTCATCTTTAATGATGTTGACAGACAGTACGCATCCATCTGCATCTTTGACTGAAAACAGATTCAGTTCAGAGCTAGCAGCTTTTGACACTTCTGCTGGAAGATGGTCTTCGTTCTCACTGTCTGTCTTTTCAAGACCGTTGCTTTCTATGTACTGGTCTGCTTCTTGTTCAGTATTGAACTGCTCTATCTGACCATCTTCTGCAGAATCTGCATCTGCATTCGTGCCTGCCTGATCTTCATGCTTGACGATTACATTCCATTGATTGTCATCTGTGTCATGAATGACTTCAGCTGAATCTGCAGCTTGTCTTGAAGCAAATAGCTCTCCATGTTCGTAGTCTTTTGTATCGATACTGAATTTTGCATTGCAATCTTTCAGCACAGCTTTCAGCGCTGCAAATGGTGAACTGAACTTTCGTCTTGGATCTAGTGCAGTCTGCTTGTTCTTAGAAGCTGTCCAATAGAATCTGTTAGCTGGCTTGTATACTGTGAACAGATCGTCGTTCAGATCTAGAACGTCGACTTCTTGCACATCGTCAGCATATTTGTAGAGAGAGTCTTGCAAGTCTTTCAGGCTGTAGCATTCATGCAGCACACCGTCTCTGTCTGTCCAGTTGAATGTCGAAGCAGAAGTCTTGACAGATGCGTCTCGATCAGACACCTCGTTCTTGAAAGATTCTAGAATGCTAGCAATGTCATCTTTGACTTTGTCTTTCTGCTCAGAATCTTCTTGCTCTTCTGCTTCTTGCTCTGTCTCTGCGTCTTCTATAAGAGCTTCTTTGCTAATAGCTTCTGGAGTATCTGAACTAGTATATGCATCCGCTGCAAAATCTGATGTCAGACCAAGGAATTCTGCAGTGTCTGCCACTACTTTGTCATTTCCTGTCATAGTCAGAATGACATGGCCATCGTCTGTCTCAGTCTGGTCTACATCTACAGAATTGTCGAGGAAAGTCTTCTTGTCTTGAGCTGTGATTGGTGCATCTAGATCTAGCTTCCATACTCTAGCTGTTCTAGAAGCAGTCTTGACATTTTCTACGTCATCGTTCTGCTCTAGCTCTTCGTATACGTCGTAGAAGCCATCGACATAGTCTTCGTATTCATCAG